CGCCGTTGGGGTCAACTTGAGCAGCATCTTTGCTATACTACTTGTGGCTGGATTCGCCGAAAGCTGAGCTAGGATACGCGGGTCGACTTTACCTTCTATAAGTCCTGGCATGATGGCTTTCGCAAACTCACGCTCGGACGCTATCGTGGCTCTCTGCCTTTCTTCCTCGTAACCCTTCTCCTGTCGTCTTTCGAGCAGTTTATCCTTGAAAAGAGCTTCCGAGAGGTTGGCAAGGCCTTTGCCTACTCCACCAAGCACATTGCGTAGTTTCGGCATACGTTATTGTCCTTGTGAGCCGAGGAGCTGAGCCAACATCTTCAGGAGGTCTGAGCCGCCTTCGCCCTGCTGATCTGGCTGACCTCCGGCGAGATCCCGAGGCTGTGGTCCAGGAAGCGGCGTAAACGGCAAGAGTTGTTGAGGGGTAACCCCTCCTGTCTGAAGCTGCCGAGCACTTGGGTTAGGCATGCCGAGCCCAGCCGTAGACGAGCGCGAAGGCTGCGGACCAGACTCTTGCTGAGGCTGCTGACCAGGTATTGGCTTCGGGACCCCACGCGACCTACGCGAGCGAGTACGCACTGGCCCGCTGCCAGGTGAGGGCGGCTGAGGTGGCTGGAGCAGACTTAGAAAGCTCGTGGTTGGGTCGTCTGCTGAGAATGAGCCGGGTACTCGAGGCATAGGATTGTTATTCTCCGACGAACCCGCCGATGGATGTTTGCGCACCTGTCATGAATGCCGCGATCAGTGGCAACATCGCATCGAGTTGACCTTGTTGGAGTTTGAGTTGAACGATGTCTCTGTCGAGTCCGAATTCCGCGAGGAATTTATTCCACCCGATGTTCTGGTCAAGCGACTGAATCGCAAGCTGGCTCAGCATTTGCTGCCGACCCGTCACCGAGTTGGCGGTATTGAGAATGTTCTCAAGAGAGGATTGGTCAATCCCCGTGGCAATCTCTGCAGCTTGCAGGACGTTCCCCTCGCTCCCAACGAACGCATCACGGGCCGCTTGCGCCCAGATAGGCGCGAGCCTCTCCTCGAGGCGACTGATGGTGGTGCGCTCTGGGCCCTGCTCGATCCCAGGCATGGAAAGGAGCCCTCTATCCTCGAGTTCACCGCGCGCAACATTCGACTGCGTGCGTCTAAGTCTGTCCATTGTTTCACGGATAGACTCGAGGCGCGCGTCTAGGCTTCCCCCACCCAGAATCTCTCCGAGTACGTTGGTGCCTGCCTCCCCTACTGGAGAGGTGACTTGCCCGCCTTGTTGTAGGAGCTGCGCAAGCGCGCCGCTCGTGAGAAGAGATAACGGATCCTGACCAAGCTGCTGTACCGGCTGAGGGAAAATCCCAGGGTCTCCAGGTCCTGCGACCTCTTGACCGATTGTGGCCGGATTCCGCATCAACGGTGTCTTTGGGCTTAGAACACTCTTCAGTCTAGGCTGAGAAATCTCGACAGGGACAGGTGGCGGAGGAGGAGGCGGTGGGGGTGGAGGTGGGGGTGGAGGTGGGGGTGGAGGAGGAGGAGGAGGTGGTGGGAGCGACGGAGGAGGCGGTGGGGCTGGCACAACCGTTGGGGGTATCTGAACCTCAGGGTAATAGGGTTCGTCGGGTGGGAAGTAATCTTCAAACCCAGGGATATACGGACGATTGATCTCCCCTAACGTCTGTACCGAAAGAGGTGGAGACGTTGGAGCTAAAGGAGGTACCACAGAAGGAGGTGGAGGAATCACTCCAAAAATATCGCGGTCACCTTCTGTAAAGAATTCGTCAGGGTAGTCTTCAAAGCCGAAATTCTCCCACCCGTAGTGTGATGGCATATCGTGTGTCCTTACACGTTGATTCCGAGCATACGGAACGAGGCGAGTGCGCGACTCACATCGTTCTGGTTACTTCCGGTTACTGCACGCCTAGGATCAAGCGGTGTCGTGGTACTGAGCAGCGTTTTCGGGACGACGCCCGGACTAGCACCACGCAGTGTCGTGGTATCGAGAGGAGACATCCCACCTGGCTCAGGAGGTGGCGGCTGAGCCGCTGAAGGAGGAGGCAGCTGAGAGGGTGGCGGCCCTGGGAACCCCAGGAGGTTCTGGAATGGATCATTGGTTTCGACGCCAGGTAACGTCAGAAGATTCGGATCGCCTAGAGCCGGATCTCGACCCGTCAGGCCAAACGGCATAGGCAACCCACCGCCGGTATATGTGCCAGGCGATTGGGCAAAGGACGAGCGCAGTGACACACCCTTGCGCTGCCTATCGCCCATCGCGGTGCCCATGCGTGAGACAGCTCGTATCGCCTGCCCTAGCAAGTCACCAGGCTCAAGGCTGAGATCTCCATGCTTCCTACCAACAAAGGTCTGAGGAGAAATACCCGGGTTCATGAGACCCTGTAGAGCACTTCCGCCAAGCATCATTGCCATCAAGCCAAGCATATCGGACGAAGGCATCTGAAGAAAGACGATCCCCTCCGGAGCGGCTGGCTCATTCAGGCAGAGTAGCACCAGCGTGCCCCACACCACAGCCGACAACACAAGCCGTTTGATCATATTCATACGGTTATAAACTCTCTCCACTTAGCGTTCAGATAGAGAAGGATCGCTGATTTATCCGTCGCCATCGCTCTATTCCCACCCGTAGATGTAATAATCTGGTTGTCTGCACTACTTGAGCCTGACTGGTCCTTGAGTGTAATGGTTCCAGACCCAGTTGTGTGGAGAATAAGAATAGCCCCTTCTGTGCCGTTCCGAATCCCCGTCAGATCGATACCAGTTGAGCCGGTAAAGTAGCAGATCGTCGCACGATCTGTATCGAAGTTGTGCTGGTCGGATGCGGGCGCAGAGCTGAGCACCTTGACTCGCAGCGTATCTTTGGCCTCATTAACTGTACGCACACGTAGCAAGAGTTCTTGGTTAAGTATACTCCATATGAGAGTTAGAGCGTTACGGGTCTCCGTCCCCGTCTCACGCTCGACATCGTCGAAGTTGGGCAGTTCGATGATCAAACGCTCCGACATTTAACTCAACCCTCTAGAGGGCTCCTATCTGTCCATAAATGCCTGCTGATTCTGGTTCTCCTCCAGTATCGAGTAGGCGCTTTAGAATAAGTGGGAGTGCGGTTTGCAGGATTCCCGCCCCAAAGCCACCAAGAGACGTGTTGTCCTGTTGTCTGTCCTGGCGATCGTGCGCATCCTCTAGGAGTCTTCTACTAGAAGAAGGGAGATAGTCGAATGGTCTGTACTTGTAGTCGGTAGATTTGTTACCTTTTGTGAGAGGGTCAAGTACCCCTCTGAGAATATTCCCTGTGAGTAGATCCTGTAATTCAACATCTTCTGCGAACATTATGGCATCCTCCGTTGAAGACCGGGTAATATCTGATACGCCAGGTTAAGCCCCTCGAGCGACCACGAGCCCGTCGCCGCATTGTCGCCAATGCGAAGTCGTATGCCCTGGTCGTGTACATAGTTCCCATTAGAGTCTTTGAGTACCACGCGCAGAGAACTCGAGAGAGATGAGACAAGGAGGTCTGCAGGCTCCGTTGACACGATCGTATCTCCGTCACTACTCAACACCGTGACTGCAGACGGGGTGAGAGTTGACGACCCAAGCGCTGCAGCATCGTCCGTCGCATCTCGGCTCAGCCACTCGATCGTGAGGGCAATCGTCTGCTTTGTCTCAAACAGGAAGTCACACCATCGGAACCTCTTCGTGTGACTCATCGCCTTCAGGTCGTTATCGTCTCGACCATAGAGAGGCTTCGTCATGAGGACAGCCTCTATCGATACCCCGTCGAAGTCATCTCCATCCCACAGCTTATAGACGAAACCTCCGGTGGTTGTGGCTCGACTCCCACCGATTACGAGGGAGGCGGTCGTAGAGTTCTCACTATACGTGATATGCCCGAATGGCCACTCGCGCGTATACCAAATGCCCCAACGGTAGTTCCAGGTCACCGCGGTATCGGGGTCGACATTGCTGCCCGTGGCAAACACCCATGTGGCCTCGGATCGACTCACGTCGTGCATGGCATACGAGTTTGCTCGCCCATTGTAGTTAATAGATTCGAGTGTGCTCTTCTTTGCGTGAGAGATGACGGTGTCATTGTCACCATCCCATATTCGAATGTCTCCCAGCGGCGTGAGGTAGGCCACTGTGGATTCTGGGAGTACACGAAACAGACCAGTTTGGTCGGTGTAACGAGCACCTTTCGGTAGCTGAACTGCCGTGCGGTGGCTGACGCAGCCAATCTGAGCCTTCGAGCGCTTACGAGACCAATCTATAGTGATACCTGTGACAGCTCCAGTTCCGCTCACGGTCCAGATCGATTGCTCTGTAAAGACGACCAAGCGCCCATTCACATTACCCAGCATGCCTGTCATCACGTCGCCAACAGTCTGGGAGTCTTTGAAGTCTAGAAAGTTGTCCGAAAGCACGTCCTCTGCGAGGCCAAAGTCGCTGAAGTAGGCACGTGTGGGATTGGCATCTTGTCGTCCCCACCACATACGGCTCTTGTGCGTTTCGCAGAAGTAGGTGGTGGGAGGGGCGTCCCCGTGCTCCTCCATAAGGCGGTGCTCGAGGATGGTCCTGTCAGGGGTGTTATCGGTGTAGGAGGACGTTGTGCGCCCATCCACATAATCAACTAAGTAGAATGACTTGCCGGACCCAGACGTGCGATAGATCTCATAGCCGGTGACGTTCGTATTTGTGTCCGCTGTCCAGGTGAGGGTTACCTGCAAGTCTTCAACACTGAGTTCAGTCGCCGAAGCCGACCCAGCCTGGCGCGCACCCAAGACCAGACTCAGAAGCTTGTAGGTGTAAGTCCCAGATAACGTACCTGCAGAAGATGAGAGTGCTGATGTAGGTGTCGGGCTTTGTGTTCGACCAGCAGTGGCGAGCGTGGAGTTATCCCACTTCTTGGGGACAGTCTTCCCAGTCGTGATATAGAGATCGTCCCCGAACTGCGCAAAGTCTGGGACCTGACCTACGACCGTAGAGCCCCAGTCAAAGACGAATGTCCAGTTAGACCCATCATCTGTAGACTTATAGAGTTCGATCTCGTTGACCGTATCGTCGAAGACTCCGAGAAGCGTTCGCGCGACAGAGCCGCCCTCCGTCCCCTTGTACGGGAACAGAGCCCGCACCATGGTTGTGGAGGTTCCTGTATCTGTCGTAACGGCTGACGAGTTCTGCTTCGAGTATCCATCGATCTTCTTCGCACGTCCGTACTGGTTGACCCAGAGGTTCTTCGACCCACCGGAGCTGAAGACATCTGGCAACGTCAGCCCATGAATATCCTCCTGGTCGCCCAGGAAGGCCTCGATGAGCTGCGTGCGAAGAATGAGACTCATCCTTACGTGATCCGATTCACATATCCAGTAATGGTTACCACGTTAGCTGTAGCCGCGAACGCCTTCACCGTAGCAGCTGCTGAGCCGCTCCCCGTCAGAATAAGGCCTGGTACCACTAAGAATAGCCCTTCGTCGAATTTGATCGTGATCGTGATATTACTATCAGGCGCTGTGGCATTCCCAAACTCGACGGTCAGGAGCACGTCGGCTGTATGACTATTGAACGCATATAGCCATAGCTCGTCCTGAATCGATGAGGACGTGCCAGTGCTATGGATAGCCGTGCCAGCTGTCGAGGTGGCCACGACCTTGATACCCCTGCCCTGGGTTGAATCGGAGAGGAGGACTTTAGAAAAAGCAGCCATTAGGTAAATACCTCAATTGAGATAATAAGGTCTGCGAGATTGTTAAGGTTAGTGGCATTCACCGCGTTGGTGTAGTAGGTGCCAGTCTGGCCATCGAGCTTGTCGACATCGAGATTCGTGACGACGGCCGAGCCAGAGGTCACCGTGAAGGGAGCGCTCGGCGACCTGTTAAACGTATGGTTGGCCGTAATCGTCGCGTCCCTCTCCTCAAGCAAGAGCGTATTACCTGACAGATTCGCAGACGTATTCGTCAGGGTAACTGTTGCCATTAGTGTGTACCTCCGCCTCGAAGACCACCAACCTTACGGTTACTCTGAGTGGACATAGTCATACATCATTCCACGCGCGCCAGAACGGTTGAAGCTGGAAAGCGCATCGATTGCTGGATTGAGAGTTTTATTCGCAAGGTTCGTGTAGTCCTGCGTAGGATCGTCGAGACCCAGTCTGAGTATCTTCACCGCCAGAATCGCAAGCGGGAGCATCACGATATCTGGATAAGCAAAGGTACCGGCCGCTGTGATATCTGAGGCCGCTGCGAACCCATAGGTACGAATGGTGTGTGTACCATTAGGCTCTGGTTCCCAATAAATGTTCGTCCCATTCGTCCAATACGCTCGAGGCTTGCCTGTGGTGTTGGAACTTGACGAGAGATTTAGCAGCCACGTTTGTCTGTAACGATGGCCACCTCTCCTACGAAGAGTGATGAGCGGCCATATAGGACGGCTGGTACTTGAGTCAATAAAGTCTAGACCGTCAAGCCGTAGGAGACCGGTAGGGTAGGCTGTCGATTCAGTATCCTTCGTTGTCGTGACTGATGAGACTGCACCACCCAGCACATCTGGGTGTTGCACAACGAGAGACTCGAAGAGATCCTGGGAGGCATTCAGGATCAGCAATCCTCGTGTCACATCGGCTTCCCCAGATTGAAGCTGTAGCTCCGGGTGTAAAGCCTCCATGATGTCGAGTATCGTCTGTCCAGTAGCCATGAGGCTCCCACTCCTAGCTAGGGGGAAGACCAGATCCTGAGGACAGGATCATAATCTCCCCCTAGAGGACTCCTATCGGTCTCTTATCCTAATTAGAGTTCCCAGTAGCCTAACTCAAACTCAAACGAGTGGGCACCTGACTGTGAGGTTCCCCACTGTGTGAAGTTGAAGTTGCCCTCAGAAACAATGACGATTGGAGGGAATGCCGTAATCGTTTGGCACACAGCCGTTCCAGTCGTTGAGAGTGCCGAGACCGGCACTTGCGAGGGCTTTCCAAATGTAAATACGTACTGATCTTCCACGACAGGTACAACCGAACGCACCCGCTGGTGGCCAATCTTGGTAAAGCCTGTCACTGTGACCACAGGGCCGAATTTGATGGTTGCTTCCGTCCCACAGTCTGTGTCGCGATTCACATTGGCTGGCGTGATCGTGGTCCCACCAGACGAGTAGGCGGTTGACCCCTTGTTATCAACGTAGATGGCGAAGTCGGTTGTTGACGCGCCTCCCCCAATCGCAGTCATACGCAGTCTAAGGTAATCCAGGTAGATGCGACTCTGTCCGCCATTGAAGATGTGCAGGAGCGCTTTGGTGTCAGTATCGGCCTGGACAGGTGCAGCATGACCAGCGATGCCCGTACCATCAGTGGCATTCTGTGCAACGTAGTAGCTACCCTCATCAGCCACACGATAGTTCTTGGTCATGAAAGTTGCCATTGGGTTGTCTCCCTCGCCCTAGGACGATTTTAACGTTATCCAGAAAAGTGATTGACGAACTTAGATCCCTTACCGTAGTTCTTGATCTGCATGTACTCGAAGTACTCGCCAGCCTTGTATCGGGTTTCATCCATAGAGTCGGCCTTCGCCTTCGCTTTGTCGCGCTCCTGCTCTCGCGCGATCGCGTCAAAGTAGTACCGACCGTTACCCCAGCGGTCGGCGGAAGCGTGATAGAGGCGAGCAAACACGCGCTCGTCCAGGGGCATATACGAGTGGCCCTCTCCACAGACCGGGAACAACAGCATCCAACCCGCACAAAGAGGAGTCTTGATCTTATAGTTGCGAGTCCAGATTAGCCATGTCTCCTGGTAGCGGTCCCAGGTCACCTCTAGATTAGCATCGATCGCTTGGAGTTGCTTGCGGAAGCGATCAGGCCCTAGCGTTACTCCGATACGATTGGGATGCCAAAACCAGTGCATCGCCTCCTGCGGCGGAATTGCGGCCCTCTTCTGGACCTTCTGGCTAAATGGACGCCCCTTACGGCGGTACGGCTTCCACGACCTAATGCGTCCTACGTCCGGCATTACTCACCATACTCGTTCGTATAGAGTTCACGATGCAGGCTGACCTCAACCGTTTCCTTGCGGAGGTGTCGGCTCATACGTCCTCGAGCTGCTCCCCAAGACGCTCGATTGCCATCTTTGTAACTCTCGGTATGCTTACAGATTGGACACTCAAGCCTATGAGCCTGCACGTCGTCGGTGATAGCCTTCGTGACAGACTTGTCGTAGACCGGCGCTGCCTTGGGAGGTTCTTCTTTCTGCACCCACTCTGGAGTCCACCCACCGCCATCGTTATTGCCAAGTAAGTGAATAGACAACGAAACCCGGTTTCCTTCTTTGTCGAAGTAGGTGCGGACTCGACCAGAGTCCGATCCAGGTCCGCCAAGATGTGGACGATTCTTCCCATCAAACGAGTGCATGGACGGGAACCGAGGAGCACGAGCGTATCGAGCCTTGTCACGCTGCCATTTAGCTTGCTCAGTGATATAGACCTGTAGGCATGTCCTTAGCCTGTCTAACCCTACCCATTGGATGCTTCCACGATTCTCAAGGTCTATGAGTTCATAGACTCGATCGACGAGCGGTCTTACGGCTGCTGGGATAACTCCATCTGGGTAGAAGACGGGATTCCGGTCTCGTATGCGTCCGTCCTTGCCACGGGCCGGATAGGGATCACTCGAAGGTTTGATAAGGCTCGAGCACTCAAACCACGGTTTACCCAGATTATTAATGAGAAACTGGCACTCTTGGATTGAGTACACCACAGGATCGACGATATCTGATAACGGTGCGGACGTTGCCATTATACACTCTCCTAAGTCTGAGGAGGAGAACCCAGATGGTTTCCTCCTCAGAGTTATGTACTAAATTGCGGCCTGTACAGCGTTGTCTAAGACATACGCATCCTTATCCAGTGGCTGATACCAGATATCCCACTTCATTGCACCGGTGTTGGTTGCGCTTGTCGTAATATAGATTTCACCTTGTGGCATCACCCAGTTACCTGAGTTCGCCCCGATAAGAACGTTACCAGCATTCGATTGCACAAGCGCCGTCCCGTCCCCTTCTACAAATACTGATCCCCCAACTTCGAGTCCGGTAATATCCTTATTCGATGCCACATCGACGGCAGTACCAACTGCCGCAGCAGCATCGTTTAAAGCCTTACCAGTCACTTTAAGGTTATCAGTTTGTGTCTGGATGACCGTTGTTACCTCCCCAATCAGCTTGTGTACAAGCACACGACCATTGTGCACGCGAAAGAGAATCTCGGTCGTGCTCTCTGGTATCGTTTGCGTTCCACGTGACACGTGAATAAGCTGTGAGATGACCGCATCGCCTCCAGGCTCCTTCACTCTGTTCTTTACGAGAAATGCCATGGTGTTGTCCTTAAGATAAAAGTGGGGCGGCTATTATTATGCCCGCCGCCCGAGTAGGCTACCTACTATTAGGTTTCTGCGACGTCGACGATCTTCCCTCCCGCAGCCACGTTATCAGACAGCAGCTCCATCTGGTAATACCATGCGACCTCGAAGGTCGCGCTGCTGGTCTGCCTGAAGAACGGTACGTTATCGAAGATCTCCGAGATCGGTCTCGGCACTTCATTCTCGCCTGTTCCGATGAAGAAGTGATTGGTGTCCAGACCAACCACGACGTTCGGATCGAAGTAGGGATCAGCGTACCAGGGAATGCCGCTGAACTCGTACGGGGTCAGCCCATCTTCGGCCACCTTCTTCTCCCTGCGCCCGATCCCGCCCTCGAGGACGCCCGGCTTGCTGAGTGCAAAGTAGCGCTCTCCGGCCAGCATCTCATGGTACCGACGAATGAGGGCCAGATTGCTGAGATAGGCATTGAGCATCCCACCGCCCTTCTCACGAACGCCATCCTGCAGTTGCAGCATGAGGTCCTCTGTGAGGGGACGATTCGCGCCGCTGTTCCCCAGCTCAAAGGGAATCCAGAACTCGTTGCCAGCGGTACTACGATTGATCCCGCCGTAGTTACCGACGACAGTCGCCGGATTCGACGAGTCAATCACACTCAGCAACCCATTCGAGTGCAGAGCCAATGCCTGCACGCTGATATCGGTCGTATCCTCAAGCACGAAGTAGTCGCCCGCCGCAGTGCTGGATGGGTTACCAGAGGTCTTGATCGTACGCGCTTGTACGTCAACTCCGTCTACCGTCACGGAATTGGCCCGCTTCGTGTCGTCGTCCGCCGTAGCCATCACATCAACCACCATGCCTGTTTCGGCGCGGGGCAGTGCGCTCACAACGATCGGGGACGTGTTGTCAGCTGCTGGCAGGAATGCGAGAGCACCCCTCCCATCTGAGACTAAGTCGCTGTTCAGGTTCTTCGCAATGCGATTCCTGAAGTTTTCCTCCATGAACTGCAAGGCTTGCTGAAATGCAAACTTGTCCTTGGAAGCATCCTGGATTAGCTTCCAGGTCATGTCGTAGATCCCGACGTACTCCTGAAGCGCAAACGTCGCCTCCGCGGTATCAGCCGTAACCGGAGACGTGGGCAGTGACCCACCCTCAGCAATCCCCACAAAGGTCCCTGGGTTCTTGACGAGTACGGGCATGATGAATTGCCCTCTCCCACCCATTGGTTTCTTCGTCTTACCAAGCATTGCCCACGTCGGGCTCTCGGTATTGAAGATCGCCAGTACTTTCTTTACTCCGTACGTATACTTAAGTGACTCGATGATGTTCGTAGTTGTTGTTGGCATTAAGTCCTCGTCTGGGTGAGCCAGACGGGCTCACCATGTTTATGTATTCTCGTGGGTCTGCATTGCTTCCCAGAGCATATCTGCAGTCTCTTTGGCCGATTCAGTGCCTTTGAGACCAATCGTCTTACCAGTTGTTCCCGAACCGCCCTTGCCGGGTACGCTGGGTCGGCGAGCCGCATCGATTCGCTGCCTATCCACGTTTCTGAACATGTTCGAGAGTCCATCCATTCGCTCACGTAACATCTCAGGAAACTCTGTTTCGAGATCGTCGCCCTCGTATGCGGCATAGATCTCCTTGGCATACCTGTTGGCATCCGTAGGGTATCCTAAGTCTGTGACGTACTTCGCGATCTTTGAGTCGAGATCCTGAGTGCCAGTCTTCGACTGCATTTGTTGCACATGCTGATTCAGCGTAATCAGCTGTTGGGCCATTGACTGGAGAATCTGATCTCGCTCCTGAAACGCTTTAACGATTGGAGTAAACCCCTTGTCCTGCATCGTCTGAGCAAACTTAGACATCGTCGGGCCGTCAATGTACTCGGCACTCTTCAGACCGTCCAGAAACTGCTGGTCAGCAGTTGGCTGGGCGCTTGATTGTTGCCGTGACAAAAGACTAGACGCGATTTGCTCTAGTCGTTGCCTTTCGGTGGCTATCTCGCCCTGACGAGTTTTGTGCTCAGTTTCGTACTGGGTCTTGAGTTTCTCAGCCGCCTGGGTCTTACGCGTGTAATCACCCTGCATTCGCTTGTACAGGTCTCCTGCTCTCACAGGATCATTGAACCCAGGTACGCCTTTAACAAGCATATCGTCTGAGTAATCAATGTTCTGCGGCAGCGAAGTGGCCTGAGCTTGCGAAGGCTCAGATGGTGCAGGCGAAGAGACTGGAGGACTTGTGACTGACTCAACTACTTCGTCTGGCATGGGAAATCCTTCTAGAGTGCACTGGTCAATTCCGGCCAATTATTCGACGGGATTGTCGAGTTTGGCGAGATTATTGACGAGGCTGATTCTTGGGACGAGGTCACGGGCACGAGTGTAACATACACAGTCTAAAGGCGTCAATTAGGGAAGTATATGGGTTGTATCAAATTACCACTCTGCGCTTTGATGGGCACGTCGTAGCTATACACCATCAGGATGCAGCAAGGACGGGAGAATAGCGATGGCGCTATTTATGAGCCATCCTACGAATCCAATGATCTCTATAATCCCAAGTCCGACGACCCAAACGATCGTTCGGTCAGTTCCGGCCTTCCTGACTTTTCCGACCACATACGTCAGTTCACTTTGCGTGGTTTTCTGAGAATCATTCAGAGTTTCGACCGCCTGCGTAAGGCTACCGAGCGTACGCTGGATCTCCATCACAACAGCCAGGAGTGGCAGAGGCGTTGTTTCAAGTGGGGATGGGTCTTCCTTCCTAGGTGCTATCATGTGGAGGTCTAGCCGTAATAGCGGTTGATCGACGTGATCAGCATTGTTTAACCCACTTTTTGTGAGTTTTTAGTCGAATTGCCTCACATTCTAGTAATTTTGACAGGCGAGATGTCTTGAGGGCAAATTCTCTAGCTTTTACCCTCATTTCTGGCCCAAGACGGCCTCAAAACGTTGTGTGCGTCTGAACTTTTTACTTAAACGGCATTATGTGTGCTTACGGGACTTTAAGGTTCAATCTAGTAGCCAATTCCTCGAATTCTGGTGTAATCATCTCCAGCGTATTAGTCAAAGTGTCCAAACGCTTCTCTAGTGTGCTCTTTTCTTGCTCGTATCCGGTTTCCATCTTCCTAAGCTGAGCTTTAGCAATGGCAATGGCGTCAGAGATCTCGGTACGCATTCCACCGGGAGATTTATTGGGGTTCACGTGTTGATTCTCCAGTCAGATCAGAAAATGCCGAACTAATCATGTCCTGCGGTGTTGGAGTCTGCTGGCTCTGAGTCGCCTGCGCGACCACTTGCTTCAGCGTGGCATCTGTAACCTCGGCAGCCACTTTTGCGGCAGTTTGCTGGGTCGCGTTGGCCATAGCCGCATGCATCATGCCACTTTGGGCGGCTTGCTGCCTAGACTGAGCAATCTGCTGTAAGAATTGCGAGTGCTGGTTCCATCTATCAATAAACAGCTGTTGTACAGACTGACTCGCTGAGAGGAACTCCGTCGTCATCATCTCGGACTCAAGTTCGTCAAGCATGGGCTCGTGATCCCAGAACTGCATAACTGGAGGAATAGTCTGGGCCTTCCAGAGGCGCTCAATGAGTTGCTGGGCGAACTTCCTCGACTGGGCTTCCTTGCCCTCACGACCGTAATCGCCCATATGGAGATCGGCAGCCACTTTGCTCTTATCGATACGACCTGTCCGATCGTCTGTATAGAGAATGGCGAGGGAACTCTCAAGACGCTCGCGCACGCGCGCCTCTCTTAGTGCTCGCAATTCAGGCAGGAGCGATCCTCGCTCGACAGTAATATTGAAGTTATGACCAGCACGCAACACGTTCTCAGTATGAAACTCCAATACTTCATCCCGTTGATCTCTCTCCGTGTAGTGTAGGGTACGCTTGGGTGGATAGAACTGTTTGACCCTATTGATGCGCATCTGCTTCACGCGAGCCATGCGCTGACCAATATGCTGATAGAGCATGCCCCATTCAGAGTCGAGAATCTCCTGGAGCATGGGGATCGCCATAGGGCCTCGAAGTTGACCAGGGAATCTATGCTCCTCGGTCAGGTCAGAACCGCCTTGTATCTGTTGGAAGAGCCTGATCACCACATTAATGGATTCGAGGAACCAGCCAGGCAGCTGTGGGCCAGGAACGGGCACAACCATTGCTCTTCCCAACTCATTGAGGCCTTTGAGCACGACACCAGGCTTGTCGGCTGGTATATCGGCTTCGGTGAGCGCGCCACCCAACAAGAGTCTTGTATAGATAGAGCTGTTGGCATGTTCTCCTAGCTGCGAGAGTCGCTTATTGAGAAATCTTTGTGGAGGAATCTGATCGGTCACGTAATCCTTCGTCCAGAAGGAGTTCGTAGGTATCTTGAAGTGGAAATCTACGAGAGGGATCTCCTCATACGGGTTATCTCCATGCGAGAGGATTTGTTTCCTTGGAATAAAAACCGTCAGGACTCCTTTGGGGTTAGTTTTGGAGTTAGGAAGATATCGCTCAATTACCACAAAGACTGGGGGGTCGTCTGAGCCGATCTCGCCTTGGACAGTGGGCACCATATCCTTCAGAAAGAGGCTTGCGGTGGCCGCGCCCAGATGAGAGAGCGGAGTGGTAACGATCTTGATCGACTTGTCAGGAGAAAGCTCTCGAACGCCACCAACGTCTGCGTAGTTTTCCTCAATCCAGCCCTTTGTGCGTATTTTTGCAATATAGACAGCCTGATCGGGTGCCAAATCCTCGATTGCGCGTATAGACTGGTCAACGAAGATGTTCAGCGGCCCAAAGATCTCGCTGCCGACATCTCCCACCATCTCTAGCTCTTCATGAAGCTCGAATTGCTCGGGAGGTGCACCCTGGTTAATACGTTGCTGCCGCTCGGACTCGGAGAGGAGGATGGGATTGCCTTCTGCATCGGACCCAGCACTCACGTCCTTGAACATCAGCTCATTCTGGTCATTGAACTGTGCCATCGGCTCTATGGAGACGTTCGGGATCCACGGGACATACTCGAATGCCACACCGCCCTTGAGCATCCAGTCCATGAGTTCCCACGTACGTGCGGGCTGGTTCACCTTCTCATCGGTCGCGAGGATCAGCTTGTCGACGATTTCTGCGTCAGCTTGGGCCTGTGGCCTTTTCGAGTCAGCTCTCGCATAGAACTGCATGCCGAGAGAGGTTAAGCGTCCCGTGAGCTTCTGGACAGCTGGCCCGATCAAATTAAACAGCAAATAGAGTTTGTTTTCGTCCTGTGGCGCAACTGTCAGCCCATTCTGCTCCGCAGTAATGTATTGTTCTCCCCACTCAAAAGCAATCGACTGGAGTACTCGAGACTCGACACCCCCAACAGGCCGAGACTTCTGTCTCTGGAGTCGCTCAAAGTCTTTCGAGACCTCTTCGAGTAAGTCGGCTGTGTCCTTTTCGACCGCGGCATTCTTCTCGAAGTCGGAGCGTTCGGGCTGAGGATCAAGAGGATTTGATGGCATTGGCTGGAATCTCAGTACTGAGTTGTTTCTGTTGGCGCAGGTAACCCTCTAACAAATTCTCTGGCTGCTTGAATGGCGTCAACATGTTCTGAGCCTTAATAGAAGTCATCACAAACAGAATCATGCGTCTAAATTCGTCTAGTTCCAGGACCATGGACGCGAGCGCATCATAGGAGTTGGCCACAACACCTTTCGCATCTACATTATCTTTCTTCAGTGCGTTGATCTCCTTCGTCAAGACGACAACTTGAAGACTAAGAGATTGCACAACCTCGCCTAGTTCCAGACTATCAGTAGTATGAGCAGTCGTCGTCATTCACTATTTACTGTGTGCCTAGGTGCACGTTTCCGTGTGGACCGAATCTCACCTTAGGCTCGAGAGACAGATATTCCTTTATCCAGGCAGGTTGCCTACTCTGGGTAGTAACACCTGCTCCCCTCGGTCTCTTCGAGAGGAGGTGCTCGAAGCAGTCGAGCGTGTGGTCTCGGTCTTTAATACGCGAAAACTTGCCAGCGCTCGTCGCATCCTCTGGCCAACACGCATTCTCCAACTCAAAGGGTAGCACAGTGAGCCACGGCGCGAGCCAGATCTTATCGTGCTGGAAATACTCTCTCGCAATCTCCGTACGGGCCTCTGGCGACACCTTGTTAGGCTCAAGATGCATGCCGTAATGCAGGACCTCGCGTTTGAACTGTGAGTTGCTGTCTGCCTGAAAGCTGATTGGGCGCATACCGAGCGCGTCAGCACGACTCGCAACGCGCTTCGTCCACTCTGGGATCGTCTCGGAACCTAGCTCGATTCGGCTACTCTTGTAGGAGTAGTTTGGGAACTCATCAAGAAAGAACGCATCGCCCTCTGGAGAGAACGCCGCAATCAGACTCGACATGAAGGTGCCCGTATCGGCTCCTCCCGCAATTAGCCATCCTGGTGGGATGCTCAGCTGACCTTCGGGGCTGAAGAGTTCTGGGTGGGTCTGTGGCGTAAAAAGGCGCTGACCTCTCTGATAGGCATACACACGCCCGACGAAGTCACCCAGTCGTCCCTCATAGTGGATGGCAAACTTCTCTCTCGTCATGAGCTGTCGATCGCGCTCTTTTGTCGTGAAGTCGAACGTAAACGGGTTTGCCTCAGCCGTAACCCCACACGTACAATGCCACTTAATAAACTTTGGGTCACCAGAGTGCGCCGCATCGTGTACGTCTTTCAGCCACGGGCGGTCAGGTGTGGTCGCAAAGGCTGCAAAGCCATCTCTCGCGCGCAGGTTCTGGCTATAGTCCGTGTAGCACTCGAGACCAGGAAGCATGTAGGCTTCGGCGTAGGCGTAACAGTCTATCTCCTTGCCCTTCAGGGTTTCTTTCCGGTCCCAGGACTTAGCCTCGAATCGACACCCGTTTGGAAGGTCCAGCCACATACGCCCATCACGCGGTCTGTTCTGAAGAGATTCAGGCTTGATCGCGAGCCCCCGGTCTGAGAGAAGGAACTCACAGATGTACTCGAATTCTGGAGCACAGATGTCGTATTCGAGCCCGATAATTTGCACACGTCCACCAGGAACACACGCAAAAGACGCCAGCCATACAGCCAATCCATAGCTTTTTCCAATCTTGAAGGAGCCCAGATCCACGAGCACCTTGGCCGATCCATATGGCCGAGCAACGACTTCACGATACTGAAGAGACCCGTCATCGACGCGCACGGCGACGCCCCCCTGACGTGCATGGTCTGGCAACAGGACGAGCCCATCAGCAGCCGCCCACCACTCCGCTTGATGGACAAAGGGCACGATCTCAAGCTTCTCACAGATCACGTGCCTGAACTTCGTAATCGCCGCATCGCGGACGTGGTTGGGGATGATACCAGCCATTCGCTTATGGGATACGAGGGAGAATGGTACGAGTCGTCATCGTAGGGGGTACGTATGCGGGTGTTGGTGCTGGTGTAGGGGTTGCTGGAGCAAGCACCGTCTTGCCGCTCTTGACATCGTTCCAGAACTGGACGAGCGGGTTCGCGATGCCAGCATTCCCTGCGAGTTTCGTCTCGAGCGCTTGCCTGCACGTATCGGCTTTCTTGCACTCGGCTGGGTTCATGGTTGAGTAGTTGTTCGAGTACAGAAAGTAGGCGAGTTGGGAGTAGTGGAGTTCCAGGGTGTAGTTGATACGTTCATCGAGGCCCATCTCGCTAAAGATCTTACCCTGCAACCGGCGTGTCGATTCCTGGTAGGCATTGCTCTTGCCCCACGCAGCCGCCAATCGCACGAGGACGCTTCCATTGTCCTCATCCGGGTAGAAGTAGCGAATCGCATCGATAGGGGGCATCCCAGCTTGCACCATCAGTGCAAGCTGCCAGGCGTCCTTATTCGACGGTCTGCTCTCGCCACCAGATGATGAGCCAGGGCGCGCCGTAGGGGCCCCCTCTAGCTCAGCCTCGATATGGTCTTTACGGCCAGCAACCTGACTCATAACGGCCTCACGGGGAACTCGACCATCACTCTCGCCCCACATGCCTGAGCCAGCCTGACAAACCACCAGAGGCTTGGACGCTTTCGGCGTAGGGATCGGTACTGCGAAAAGTTCGATTCACTGATATTCAGGCGTCTGCAGACCTCGGCGGAGTTCAGACCGGCCCGGCTGAGCAGCTGATCAATCAGATAGACGATGGCACGCTCGTCAGCCAACACGACAGAAAGAGGCGCTTTCTCTCGATATACGGCTGCTGGAACCGGGACAGGGGCGTTCGCCAGCCCCGGGAGCGACGACATATCAAAGCGGCTCGGTGGCTTCTGGGGAGAGGATTTCATGACTCTATTGCAACCATTACGTTTCGATTCCCTCATTGGCCTACGCATTGTCTCACACCGTTTAGAACGTAGTCAACTGATTCCTACGGTCCCCAGCAAATAGCGTCACTTGACACCCCTTCCAGGCCTCAGATCAGTGCGCGGGTTAGGGGCCCCCCTGCGAGCACCTTCGAACCCCCCCCCCACCCCACTTACTAGGGCATATGCCTTAAGACTTAAGCCAAATGCCCTGCGCGCATGAGGATACGTTAGGGCGTTTGACCAAGCGTATCTGCGGGGCGAGGGCGCGCGCGCAGAAATCGGGGTTTCCCGTTGACCTTTCTTATGCGCCGATTTCTAGGCAGGGGTCACTTGAGCTGGCGTGCCGGAATTGTCTGCTCTTGAAGCTGTGGAAGGGCGTGGGATGGCCACCT